AGCAGGAGCGATGATAGCCAGTGCTAGCAATTTGCATAATGTCATGATAAAATGTTGTACAGATAAGCAATCGGCTTATCAGAGTCATACAAGGTTAACCATTTCAACTCTTTTTTTGCAATCGACGTTTCAGGGTCAGTCTATCCAAGGAAGAAAAGCCTTCATGTTTAGGAAACGCGTGAAGGCTTTTTCGTTAGACATTTCGGCATGATGATAGGACAATCGCTTGATTATCATTGAAACACATGTTACACTTACCATAAGGATTGATGTATGGCATCGATTATTGAGACTGGACAACACGAAGCAATAAAATTAGAATGGCTTGACAGCAAGACCATTTTTTACCTTGATAAACAAGGCAAAGCTCTGGAGGAACGCAATGGAGGTTTTGCTGATTGGCTTCTAGAAATACGGTCTAGTGCCCTAGCGTTTTTCAAGATAGTCAACGAAACCTATCCATTGAAGTTCAACAAGAAAACAACAAGTAAATAATGTAAAGCATCGACAGAGGCAAAGATATTCCCGGGTGCATCGCTTCTTCAATAAAGAGCGATGTGCCCTTTTTGTTTATTCGAGGCAAACAATGATACACGACATGCACAAAGAACACTATGTCCATCAAAACAAAGACAATGCCACAATATCCATCGATGCGCTCATATTGCTTCTAGTGTTTCTCGCTGGTGTCAGTGTTGGATCATTGTTGCGAGGCAAGCGATGAGTAGTGTTGTTGACCTCGTTGTAGGCATTGTGTGTATTGTCGCTGGCTTTGTCGCTGGATGTGTCGTTGGTTTATTTTTGAGAGCAAGGAGAGAGCCGTGGTAACAGCAACAGATCAATACAATTGGGATACACAGGTATTGGATTGGCAGAAAGAGCCTTCTGGAGATTGGCGTCTTTGGCTTATCTTGTCAGAGGAACGTGGGTTAGGGAAGACTACGGCAGGAGTTGAGTGGACACGCAAGCAAGCAGAGACAGGACAACGAAAACGCCTTGCTCTCGTCGGACCCACTGTAGACCACGCTGTCCACAACATGATCGAATATGGCAGCATGCTCCATGACTCTCGGGCGCAACATTGCCCACGCATTGAAATCTTAAAACGACGCCTTACATGGCCTAACGGTGCCATTGCGACGATCCATGGCGCTAGGAACCTCGATGCATTACAAGGCGTCCACCTTGACGGATTCTTTGCGGACGAAGTGACATTGTGGCCCGATGGAGCACTAAGCAAATTGATGAATAGCCTTCGTTTGGGTGATGATCCGCGTGGTGTCATCACCGCCACACTGCCTGTGTCAAAGGAAATCGAAGCACTTGCGATGTCTTCAGCAACGCATGTAACGAGGATAGGAACAATGGATATGATGATAAACAATAAGGGCATTGAACATTAATGGAGAGACGACGTGAGTAACGAGGAACGCAAGCCATGGGGTCAAATGGAAAGAGAGCCATCTAAATGGTTCTCTAGATTTGATAAATTTAGACTTATGAAACCATGGGCACGTTCTATCAATGCCGTGTTTTTAGATGAACAGAAGACGAGAGAAGACGGAAAAAGACGAAAAGAGGCACCGGGTTCTTGGTATAGTATAGCAAAATTATGGCAATGGAATGAAAGAGCTGAAGCATGGGACAAACATCAAAGAACAGAGCGAGATAGGATAATAGGGTTAGAAGAAGAGGAAGTATTAAAATCAAGATATGCATTAAAGCATAATCGTATCAAAGATCTCATTGAAATGGCAGAGTTGCTTAGAGAAGAAGTGTTTGACGATGATAAGCGATGGGTCGAAGATGTCAAGGGTGTTGGCATTGAACCATATTATATAAAGCAATTCAATGAAGGCGTTATTAGAGAATTTAGAGCGACGCTTGATGATATAGCAAAAGAAAAAGGTGAGCGCGTTAAAACAACGAAGTCAGAGCTAAGCGGTAAAGTCGATGGTGAACGCATTGAAAAGGTGCTTTTCTATATGCCAGTGGTAGACGACGAAAATAACGACGAAACGAAGGGGGGTGATGCCAATGCCAACGACAGTAATTCCGAAATCAGTCAAGACTGAGCCGAATACAAAATATATCGGACCTCAGCCAGGACCTCAAGAACGATTTCTTAAAGCGTCTGCTTCAGTCGCTTTGTATGGAGGAGCTGCCGGGGGCGGCTGAAGCAAGTCGTTTGCTCTTTTGCTCGATGCCGTTCGCTATGCCGCCATAGAACCTGTCCCTGGTTTTGGTGCTACCATCTTTCGCCGTACTTCTCCACAGATCACCCAACAGGGTGGTCTGTGGGATGAGTCGTGTAATCTCTATCCACTTCTGGGAGGCGTGCCGAATAAAACCATGCTCTCGTGGTCATTTCCTCCTTTTGGCAATAAAGTCCGCTTTGGTCATCTGCAATACGAGAGCGACAAGTTTAAACTGCAAGGGGCTCAAATCACGTATGTGGGTTTCGATGAGGCTACCCATTTTGATGAGGGAACCATCTTTTATCTGCTATCTCGCAATCGATCGGTATGCGGCGTAAGACCTCGCATGCGCATGACGTGTAATCCAGATGCTACGAGTTGGTTGGCAGGTTTTCTTATTCCTTGGATTGATCCTACCTATCCGTATCCTGCAAGTAGTGGTGAGATACGGCACTTTAGGCGCGAATCCGGTCTCATTGAATGGCTAAAACCTGGAGAGAAAGCAGAGGACTCAAAATCTTTCACGTTTATCATGGCCTCTATCTATGATAATCCCGCTCTCTTAGCAGAAAATCCTGACTATCTCAATAACCTAAAATCATTGCCTCTTGTCGAACGTCAACGGTTACTCATGGGGGATTGGCACATTGTCGCAAGTGGCAATAAATTTAAACGACACTGGTTTGAGATTATCGATGTAGCCCCTGCTAACATGGAAGCCCTTGTTCGATATTGGGACCTTGCTGCCACCGAACCTAAAGATGGCAGTGAGCCTGATTATACCGCTGGTGTGAAGGTTGGGCGCAAGGATGGCATTTTTTATGTGTTGGATGTGCAGCGTGAAAGAAATACCCCGGGCCGGATCGAAAATCTGGTAAAGAATACGGCATCACAAGACGGTATCGATACAATGATCTACATTGAGCAAGAGCCTGGAAGCAGTGGCGTGCATACCATCACCACCTATCGCCGCTTGTTGGCTGGCTGGCAGTTTCGTGGGAACAAGGTAACAGGCAGCAAGGAATTGCGTGCTAACACCGCATCATCGCAAGCAGAGGGAGGCAATGTCAAGATAGTGCGTGCTTATTGGAACAATGATTTTCTCAATGAATTAGCGGCGTTTCCAACGAAGGGCGTCAAAGACGATCAAGTCGACGCCTTTTCTGGCGCAATGGAAAAGATATTCACGTTAGGCAGATCAGGCGGCATGGTCGTCGATGACAACAAAGCACCATCGCAACCACAAAGCCCACAACAACCTTTCTATGAAGACGATGGTGACGACAATGAATACAGCGCATTATGGAGATAAACAGCAAATGACACGACAAGAAGCAATGATCTCCTTTGGAGGGGCGATGCTGCCAGCGACAATCGACATAGAGACAACGCCTGTCGTTGTCGAGTCAACGTCTCTCGATGGCTTCAATGAAATTCTTAGAGAATTTAGAAAGCCAACAACAACAGAGATATCAGGGAAATTGACGCTTAACGATGTTGATAACATGTTCAATGCTTTACGAGAAGGCACAAGGCTATTCAATGATGAACCTTATTTTATGATGTCACCTAAGATGTATTTTTGGTTATATTGGTCACATCAATATGCATTGCAAGGTAAACGATATCCATCGATGAAGAAACGAAAAAGCAAAGCACGCATGGCAAAACGATGGAGGACAATGTGAATACAGCAATACACAAGGAGATTAGAACATGAGAATAAACGCTTTTAAATGCGAAGAATGCAACAATATGCACAATGTAGAACAACGCATAATAGCGCAAATGCCCGAAGGTTGGATTACGCTTTCCCAAAGTGCAGGCAAAGAGGATTTGCATTTCTGCTCTACTGGTTGCCTCGGAAAATGGGTAGATGTTCAGCGAACTAAGTTCACATCGCATTGGGGAAAGCTCAACGAGGGCGAAAAAGACGCTGTAGAAATGCTTCGTAACCGTGTTGTGGCGAATTTGGAAAATGAGAGAGTCAAGTTTGAGCAAGGCTATCCTGGATTAAGGCTATCTTGGAGTTGCACAATCGATCCATTTATAGGAAAAGCAAAGTATATAGAGCTATAAGGAAACAATAAAGTATGATGCTGCCAAAGTATAGAGCATGGCATAAACAACAAAACAAAATGTATTATGTTGAAATAATGTATCTCGGTGAAGACGGCGGTGTCGAAGTATTCGATAAGTGGGTAACGGATTTTACGTCAGGCGAAAAAGACATGGCAACAAAGTTTTTCACGTTTGACGATGTTGAATTGATGCAATTCACTGGATGCAAAGATTGCAATGGGGTTGACATATATACAGGGGATATCCTTGAAAACTATCATTATGACGAATTAGCAGTAGTTTGCTTTGGAGAGCACCGTCTTTACATTGATGGTGCCATTGCCTATGGCAATGGATTTCATACTAATATCAAGCATTATGAGCATTATTATGGATTATCATCAAAGAGTATTGGGCCTATTGCTAGGGTTGTTGGCAATATTTACGAACAATCTGACTTGATAGGAGAAAAATAAGCATGGTAAGCAGTGGCACTCCTCTTGATTTCAAGGAAAGGATCATTGCCTTTCTGGAAGAAGCATCGCCCGGCGTACACAAGGGCAAGACAACGCAAGGCAGAAATATCCGCGTCTACTTTGCCAACGGTGTTCTTGATGTCAGCCTTGATCCTTGGAGGAACGTTGTCTGGTGTGATGAATATGAGGACGAGGATATTTCATTGGAGAAGGCGCTGTTTTGAGATGGATTTACGTTTGAAAAGCCATCATTGGAGAAAGCTAGTGTATAGAGAGCACAAATATCAAGCTTGGCATAAGAAGCAAAAAAGAATGTGTCAAGTTATAGGAATAAATTTCTATCTAGGAGATGTGAATATTGGTGATCCTGAGCAGAAAGGATTTAACGAAACTTGGTATGCAAGTGATATCGAATTGAGAGAATATACAGGACTGAAGGATAGAAACGGTAAAGAGGTCTACGAGGGAGATATTGTAAGACATGAAACGCAACCATTTCAACCAATAATGATTGGTGAAATTTGTTGGGAAGAGGCATCCTTTTACTTCAGGCCATTTGATAAGAGTAAAGGGAGCAAATGGGTCATTTACAAACCGGCTAATGAGCATCTGGAGGTTATTGGCAACGTCTACGAAACGCCTTGGATAATCAAGCAAGACACCATGCCTGAAGTAACTCATGTCATATTGACAGACAAAGCAATCCACAAATTGCTTCCAGGAGAGATGGTGCGTGATGCTAAAAATCAATGTTGGTACATTGGATGTCCTGGATGGTGCGATGGTGTAGGCAATCTTGGAGGGCATACTGTCACTGAAGACAGCACTGGTATCACCGTATCGCCGTCAATACTATGTCATTACTGTAGTACTCATTATTTCATCGAAAACAACAACATAAGGCGGTGCTAATGATGCCTGAACAACGCCCTAACCACGCCATGTCTCGTGTCACATTGTCCTTCCAAGAACGCATCGAAGATCGCTGGTACGACGCTATCCAAGAAGGAATAGCGTTCTCTCATGGCAATGTCTATGTAGATCATTATATTTTGTCGTATATCGATGAAAACGGCGTAAAGCGTTATGAAGACGATACAGACGAAAATAGAGCGGAGACGTTTTCGTCTTTTCAACGATTGATTAGGGTGTATTACGATAGACCTTATGTTAGAAACATTGTTCCTCATTGGATTGATGAACAGCCGATGTTAACGAAGAATATACAAGGAAAGGCATAGATAATATGGCAAAAGGCATTATTTGCATTACTCCTATTGCAATTAAAGAAGACATTGATTTAACCGTTGATCCTTCGTTGGTTGACCTTGATAAGCTCAAAGAGGTTTTATTGCTCCCAGAGAGATACGTTGTCGAAGAAGTGAAGCATGGTCATCTTCAGCTTCGCAATGTCTATCATGATTATGTAGAGATCACTGTGTCTTCTCCAGATATCCCAGAAGTCTCTGAAGATGAGGCATTGCCTGATGTGATGCCTTGTTATCTTTGTGAGAACAGTGAAGATCGCAAAACAAGCACTATTTCATTAGAAGACATTAAAGTCAACAACATCTCTGTCATCAAAGAAGACGACAAGAAGCTTAAAAGGGCAATAAAGATCAAAGAATACAAAGAGATCGATGAGTACAAAGATGCGACGTATAACGACAAAATAAAGCCATTAGCAGAGCAAATCATTGCTATTGCAAAAGAACATGATGTGCCTTGCATTTTGGCGATTGAACATCGAGAGCATTGGTATACAGCATTTAACCATGTTTCTGAAAAGGCAGCATTGGAATTTAAACAGGCATTGAAAGCATTGGAAGGCAAGGTATCATAATGTTAGTGTCATTGATAACACAACATGCAACAACGTTATTTGTGTGGTCTATGGCGCTTCACCTGTTCGTAGACTGGATTCTACAAAATGACGCCATCGCCCGAAATAAATCAAATCTATTTCATATCTTATCATGGGTACATTGCTGGCTTCACTTCATCGGCCTAGCTTTGATCTTTCCTGTCTTTCCCGCGTTTCTCATCGCTCTATCTCATCTTCTCATTGATACCAGAGTACCACTTCGATGGTGGCGCAAGTTTTATCGGCAGACGACGGAAGGCGATATAGCGTTGCATGTATCGATCTGGACTGACCAAGTTCTGCATATTTCTGTTTTAGCTATTGCTGCATTAATTATAGGAAGATAATATTGAATACAGGGAGGTCAATGTAATGTCGTCAAAATCAGCAAAGAAACATCGTTATCGCAATAATAACAAGGCGCGTCCTCAATTTGTCGCTAAGGGCACCGTAAACGAAGCTAAACCAAAGTTGCATGCATTGACTTCTGAGATCTATCAGCGTGATCACGTTGGCACTATCAACTTCGAAGAAGCGATGAAGAAGAGTGCTAAGGCACCGAAGAATCGAGGCCCTCAAAATTTATCGATGGCATGGGATGAGACCAGCATGGGCATTGCTAATGCTCAGACACGCGATGGCCTCATGGATGAACGAGACCGCAAAGATACTTACTATAAAGTCTACTGTAATAATCAGTGGGTGTCTGGGTGTGTCGATGTTATATCAAAGAGGTTCACATCGGGTGGCTGGGAATGCGTTGAGATGGAGAAGGGCAAAGGGAGCCCTGAGAACGAAGCACGTGTCAAAGAGTTGCTGCTTTTCAGAAATCTCGAAGAAAACTTTCTGCAATTCTTGAGGTCTATCGCTACTGACTTGCTGATATTCGGTGAAGCATTTTGTGAGCTTGTCTATGCAACCGATGATTGTAAGCCTGGAGAGCTTGTTAAGATCTGTATGATCGATGCATGTACAATGATCACGCACTTTGACGAGCATGGTTGTATCACTGGATATACACAGAGCTTAGAGAAATCAACGAAGATGATGCAATTTAAGCCTGAGCAGATTGTAAGATGGTGGTTGCCAGATCCTAAAGCTAAGAAAAAGGCTTTGAGCCCTGTTCAGAGATTGCTAGATCCCGTGTTTCTTGAGCAGAGTTATGTCAATTGGGGCGAAAAGTTTTTCAAACAGGGAGCAAGACCCAATTTCCACGTTGAAATGGGACCTGAGAGCAATGAAGTGGACGCAGGTCGTTTCATCAAGTTCTTCAAAGAAAACTATACTGGAGCACAGAATGCTCACGTTCCTCCAGTGGTCTACGGTGGCACAAAGCTTGTCGAGAGCGGACGAGGTACCATTGAAATGGACTTCGACAAAGGCCAAGACAAGCAACGTGACAAAATTCTCGTTGTCTACGGCGTTCCTCCGGCGCAATTGAGCATCATCGAAACTGGCAATATTGGCGGTGGTAGTGGTGAAAGTCAAAATAAAGCATTTAACTATAATACCGTTGATCCTATAGCGCAATTGATACTTGAGCAATTCAATTATCGTGTAATCAATGATGGATTAGGAGTAGATGACTGGGTTATAAAGACTAGGATGGCTGACTATCGAGATGATGGCGCAATAAGTAAGATCACAGACACAGAAGTAAGAAATGGGACATTATCGATAAATGAGGCAAGAGCGGAAAGAGGCAGAGAACCTGTTGATGGCGGTGATGTCAATATAATAGTTGCATCACGCGAAATATTGCCTGTGGAAGCCAACGCAAGCATAGCAGACAACAATGCTCAAAATGCAGAACTTGACTTAGAGATGAAAAAGGCACAAGTTGATAAGCTGAAGAATCCGCCACCGCCTCCAGTAACACCGGGGCAACAACCACCCAATGCTCAACAGCAACAGCAAGGTAAGCAACAATCGGACAATGGACAACAACAGGCACAAAGCAAGGCAAAGCAAGACGATAATAGCGATGATGAAGACAAGAATGCCAAAGAAGTTGCGATGTTTTTATTGCAAAAATGGCATGAAGACAATGAACGTGCTAAGATCGAAGAGGCAGAACATACTGGTATCATGGTTGGCTTCTTCTTGAAGCCAGACGAAGCAAAGCAATTAGCTATTCCAGGAGGGGAACCTATTGAGCAATTGCATTGTACGTTGACCTTCCACGGCGATAAAGAGAGCATCGATGATATCGATAGACTACAACGTGTCATCGCTGACTATGCTGCTTCAGCGCCGACTCTGAGAGGTGCAACAAGTGGCGTTGGTCACTTTACGTCTTCGGAATGGAGCGACGGGCTGATTCCCGTGATTGCGCTTGTGAACGTGCCAGGTCTGTCAGATTTTAGACGAAATCTCGTATCTGTATTGGAGGACGCAGGCTATCAAGCAGCAAGCAATTTTGAATATTCGCCACATATCACGTTAAAATATGCTAATACCTATGAATACCTGCCAATAGACAATATAGGCAATGCGCCTTTAACGTTTGATACATTGACTCTCGCAGTAGGCGATGATCATTATGAATATCCACTAAATGATGTTGATGAGACATTGCCATTAGAGGCTTTATCGTTGATAGCGGGGTACAGTGGCACGTATGGCATTGTAGAGGCACTGGATAGGCAAGAAGTGGCTTTGCTGAATGATGATGGTGGAAAGGATGATGGCAGTTTTTTCTGAGTGAGGGCCGTTCTCATGGCAAATGGGAACCGCCCGATAAAGCACAATTGGACCTGGAGGACAATCTGCACAATAGCCTAAAGCATCTTTCTGGTTTCATGATGCAAGACGGCGCATTCAAAGAACCTTCAGAGCTTAACAAAGATGCAACGATATCCAGTGTCTCTTTGCAGCTTACCAAAGCCTATAACCTCGGAGTGCAACATGCATCGAAGAAAGTCAGCGTCAAACCAAAGGAAGCAGCGAAAGGCATCGCAAAAGACGCACCAGAGATCGTCATTGTCTTCATTGTATCCGTCAAGGCATGGCTAGAGCAACATAAAAACGATGACGATGATGATAAGCAAAGTGCATTTGATGCATTTATTGATAATCTTTGTGAAGTCACTGCATTATGGTGGATAATGTCTTTGATGCAACAAGGTGTTATCGATGCATTTAGCGATGCTGGCGTTGAAAAGGTGATGTGGGTCTGCAATCCCGATGCTTGCGATATGTGTTTGGAGAATGCCGATGCAGGAGCAATAGGTATTGATGAGGCTTTTCCTAGTGGACACGATAGACCACCTGGGCACAGCAGATGCCGATGTATCGTCACTAGAGCAGATGAGGACAATTGATGAGAATAGTAGAGACGTGTGACGCAACCAAGCCTATCCCAATCAACAGAGTGCCTCTTGACAGGAAACAACTAGAGCAGGTCAAGACAGAGCTTCTAGCTTGGGCTGGACTTCATAGAGGCAAAGCTATCAACGAGGATACTATGCCAAGATTTCATGAGATCATAGATAGATTTGAGGAAATCATGCGATGAAAACTGAAATATTCAAGTGCGACAAGTGCAACAAAGAGCATGATGTGATCTTTTTGCCTATCGAATGGATGGTAGTTTCTCATCCACTCGACGGCGGTGATAAGCACTTCTGTTCTATGGCATGCCTTATGAATTGGGCATCTTGGCAGGTGACACTCAATAATATCAAGTCTGCTGAGCAAGTATCTCCCAAGAAACAGCTAGCTCAAGAGATACTTAACATGATCGATAAGGCATATGAAGAAACAGATGCCGCGGGTCGCAGCACGCAGACTTTTCATAGACTCACTGCGTTGATATATAACATTGAGCATATTTGCAAAACAATACTCAAGAAAGGGGATGGTGATGCTTAGAAAGTTACAAATAGCAGAAAGAGCTACAGAGAAACTCTTGGAGATAGAGCCGGACTCTACAGGTGTAATATTGTTTTTGCGCAATGTTGCACTTGATGAAAGAATGCATATAGAGCTAACGATAGAGGATATGCAAGCAATTGTTTCTTTATTGCAAGATCGCATTAGCGACATAGAGGCAGGGCTATGAACGAATACGAAGAAAGAGCACTTGCAAAGCTGCATGATGCCTATATATCAAGCAAAACTGTTGTTGATAAAATCATAGATGAGCATGATTATGTTTTAGGCATGGTAAAGCTTTTTACCTATGCTTGCAAAGATACTCCAGGCGATGCACACGCAACGCTTCTCAGAATACAACAGCATCTCGATAAAATGCTCAATGCGCTTTTGGTGCTTCATAATACAACAGCATTAGTCAATACTGTCGTAAACGAGCATTGCTTTACTGTGCTTAACGATAAAGATGCTGAAGTGTTAAATGAACATTAAGATCATCCTAGGCAACAACGGAGAATGCTACCTGTCAACGTTACAAGGTGAGATCATTGGTGTCTTTGGAGGTTCCGTTGACCCCGAAATACGCGAAATATCGTTTCATGAAAGCCTTGATACTCCAATGACAGCGAAGATTGTCATCGAAACAACGAAAATCGAAACAACAGAGAAATTAGTTGATGGCAGTATTGAAGCGTCGTTAGCTTTGCCAGAGCCATTGAAGGCATTGCCTGAACCAATGACTTTGCCTAGTTTAACAGTGTTGAGCTTGGATACATAGATATGCAAGAACCTTCAAAGGAAGCAAAGGACTTAGCAAGACTCATACTTGATTCGCATGATTACGGACCATATAGTGTAAAACGGATTGAGGAGATTGCTAGTACATTAGAGAATTATGTGGATGTTAGGCTCTACCAACTCTTTTTGAGAGTTTTCAAAAACCTGCTAGAAAAAGAGGAATGGAAAGATTGCTAGAAGTTTCCACAAACAAAAATAATACAAAAAGAGAGAAATGAATGAGTAACTTGATTATTCCAGTAGCAGCCATTGAAAATTTGACGCCACACAATAATGCTGATTCTCTTGAGTTAGCTCAAATTCTTGGATGGCAGATGGTAGTACGCAAAGGTGAATACAAAGTTGGGAATAAGGTTGTCTACCTTCCTATAGATACCGTCCTCCCACAAGAACTCAGTGACCAGTTCGGCGTCACTAATTACCTCTCCAAGGGGCGTGTTCGTTGTACCAGACTCAGGGGAGAGCCATCCTTCGGACTTGCCATCAAGCCTGACAATGAGTCATGGCAAGTCGGAGATGATGTCGCTGAATACTACGAAAAGCTTGGGGTAAAAAAGTATGAACCTCCGGTAAGGGGTATTCAGGGAAATGGACGATCAGGAGGGAGAGCGCCAGATGCAGAGGATGAGCATGCTCTTTTTGTAAAGTATACTGGCATTGAAAATATGCGCAACTATCCAAGCGTATTCCAAAAAGATGAGACAGTCATTTTAACTGAGAAGATTCACGGCTGTAATTCACGTGTTGGTGTTGTGGAAGGCGAGTTCATGGCAGGATCACATGCAGTGCGCAGGAAGAGACCAGAGGATGACAACTTTAGTACGAACCTCTACTGGTATCCACTCTCTCTATCTCCAGTACGAGATCTACTTGAAAATCTGACAGGTCAACATAAGCAAGTTATCTTGTTCGGAGAAATTTACGGAAACAGACTCCAAACCCTTGATTATGGACACAAAGACACCCTTGGATACCGCGTTTTTGATATTCTCATTGACGGCCATTACCTTGACTGGCCTGATTTCACTTTGCTTTGCTCCCAATACAACATCGAAACAGTGCCAGTCGTCGCATCCCTACCATTCAGCCTTGATATCATCAAGAAACACAGTGAAGGCAATACGCTTTTGATGGAAGACAATGCTCATATCAGAGAAGGCGTCGTTGTAAAGCCATTGCAAGAGCGGAGAGACCCAAAGCTAGGCCGCGTGATATTGAAATACGTTGGAGATCAATATCTCTTTGGAAAACAAAGTGATTACACCGATCAGTAAGGAGATCAAATTGAGTAAGGTTATCGTAACTTTAGGGTTACCAGCTTCCGGTAAGACAACATGGTCAATGGAATATATTGCACATAATGCCAACACAATACGCATCAACAAAGATAGTCTTCGTTTGATGCTTTATGGTGAGTCCTATAAACCAGAGTGGGAAGATCTTGTTTGCACTATTAGGGATCTTATTCTTCATGAGTCTCTTTTAAAAGAACACGATGTTGTCGTAGATGACACGAACTTTAAAGAGGATCATAGGAAACGCATAGAATATATAGCAACGATCTATGATTCTACGGTAGAGATCAAGGACTTCACTGATGTGCCACTAGAGGTATGTCTTGAGCGCAATAGAAATAGACCTAATCCAGTACCGGAAGAGGCTATACGGCGAATGCATGATCAGTATGTTAAGCCAACTGCAACAAATGCTTCTTAGGAGAGAAACACAATGCCTGAAATACAGTATTCTGCTATGAACAGCGCCGTTCATATCCGAGGGTTAGCAGGGGAAAAGAAACTCGGTTGGGATGAGGCGTCTTTTAGAGATGCGCTTAGGCGTCCCGAGCTAGGGGAATTGTATAAATTTAAACCAGTAACAGCATTTGAGGAGAAGGAAAGTATGCGAGAAGACACAAATATGGACGGATCGGTTCATATTCGAGAGTTGGCAGAAAAGAAAAAACTTAGCCGTGATGAGGTATCTTGGCTTAGGGGCGTTTTAGGCCGACTGCTGACAGCCTCTTCTATGGGCTATCCGAGAGTCACAAGAGAAGCACTAAAGCTTGGATCTCTTCTTGAGATTATGGATGTTCTTGGCTATGAATTTGAGGACAAAGACGCTGCTGGTAATGCCATTGCCGATTTTAGGCCGCTCTGCAAGTTACGCGGTGACGACTACGAATAACAAGGAGAGAACCAATGAAATATACCAAACCCGAAGACTCTATCACAGAACACCTTCTCGATATGCTATTGCTTGCATCGAGAGGACAACATCATATCACCGATGCCTTCGATGTTTATCAACAAGATCTACGTAATCTAGGTCAACAAGGTCTAGCCAATGCTTTTGCTGTCATCAAAGATCACGTCGTTGAAATGAAGCCTGTCAATGAAAAACATCATAAACAAAGTAGGTTCGATGACATGACGATAGATGAAGCAGCAAGGCTTATCAATGCAGAATTGTTGAATGACAAGAAAAGAGCGGCGATAAGCAACAATGAGCCACAGGATACCATGCAATGCATTGAGAAAGACATCGCAAGCTTAGTGGACCACATTAATCGCTTAAAGGACATTGATCCTATCTATAAAACGGTGTGTGATCGAGGCCTTGATTATGTTGAAGAGGCAAAGAGAGTATTACCTTATTGATAGAGGTTGACATGGGTAAATGGACTTTTCAGAGTGAATATCATGTAGAGTTTGCTCCAGAAGAAATTGAAATCATCATCCGCTTTGGCACTGATAACTTGCATCAAAACAAGAAGATGCGACATGGTGAATACCTCAAAAGCCTAACGGAGCAAGACATAGAAAACCTTGCCGATCGAAGAAAGCCATTGCCTGACATCGATCTTGTGTGGTTGCTTGATGAGGTGTCAATGCCATTTTTAGGTATGAATGAAGCTTTCTATGGCAAATTTGACGCTCCTGCTGAATGGCATGATTATAAGACAAGGCAGTGGGAGAAGTCATCGGAACCGCCTCTTATTCCAGGGGAGCCGCAATACACAAGGCTTTCTGGCAACAGGATCAATGAATTAGACATTGCCTTTCCAGGTTTTGCAGAGTGGTACAAAGCAAGCCATGATGACTACGGTACCTATGTAGGACGCGACGGTATTGCATTGATGAAACAACAGGCAGACAAAGAAAAACAAGGAGAATAATACCATGACAACAGCAAAATCAGCAACACAAGCAAAGTCAACCAAGAAGACAAAGAAAGCAAAAACACCAAAGACTAACGTCATTTTCATCATAGACGAATCAGGGTCAATGATGAGTACTGCGAGCGATGTACGCGGTGGATTCAATGGCTATGTCGAAAAGCTCAAAGAAGATGGCAATGACTATTCACTGACTGCCATCAAATTTGGCACAAAAGTAAGGCCTCTCTTTGAGAATTTGACGCTAGACAAGGTGCCATTGCTTACGGCGGAAAACTATATGCCATTGGATAGCACTGCTCTCTATGATGCCATTGGGCATGGCATGGCTGTCGCTAAGGATCAATGGGGGACGAAGGACAAGCCATATGGGGAGGATCGTGTGCTGTTCATCATTATGACCGATGGATACGAGAATGCTTCCAAGGAATTCCGCAAAGAGGATATTGCCGCCAAGATCAAACGCAGGGAAGAGGCTAGCAATTGGACATTTACGTACCTCGGAGCTGATCAAGACGCGTGGGCGGTTGCCAGTAATCTAGGTTTTGCCCAGGGGAATGTTATGAGTTATGCCAGTGGACAGAC